CATTTAAATATTTTTTAACTGCATAACCAACTTGGCTGTCGTGGTCTTTTACACCTTTCTCTATCTCAGCAGTTCTTTCTTTAAACATATCTTGCATTTCCTTTAACTCGTTAACAGTTTTTTCACTACCGTTAGAGCTAGGTTTTGCAATAGACAATTTTTTATAATCGCCTTTATAGTTTTTGACAGGCTTCTCGTCTATCTTAGCATGTCTTAAACTATCTATGTCTATAAACTCTTTAAATCTCATATTCTTTTACGTGCCTCTAGTTCTTTTTTTATCCAGTTTTTACCTAGGTAATTATTTATTGGCGCTCTTAGTAAACTTGCTACTGTTCTATTACATTTTTGTAAAGTTTGTGTAATTAATTCTTTATCACTAGCGCTGTTATCTATAACTATAAAGTTTCTATTACCAAATAATCTTTGTAATCTACCCATATTACTTTGTACCGTTGCATGTGATTTTCTTGTAATATATTCTGGTACACTTCTCTCTCTTTGTGCGTTTCTTTCTAATGCAACATCTAAACTTGTGTTTACAAATATCATATAAGTATCGTAACCCATATTGTATAGCATTGAATGTTGTCTTGCAATAGCGTCATAATCTCTAGCAGTACCGTCAATTACTAAACCTAAACGACCCATTACATATTGATCTAATGCTGTGTTAGCTGTTTGTTTTGCTTTACGTCTAATAATATCTCTAAAATAACTTTCATCATCTGGCATACTTAGAGATAGATTTGCTTTTCTTAAACCTCTTTCAAAGAAGTTATCTGAGTTTACAACTTTTAAACCTGTACCACTAAATGCATTTCTTGTTACAAAAGATTTACCAGAACCTGGACCACCTGCTAGAAAGAATGCTTTTAAAATACCAGGATCATAGACACCTTCTTTTATAAACTCTTTAATCTCTTTTAAATTTTTCATTTAATTTCTCTCATAATTGTTTTAGCAATTTCTTCTGGTGTATGACCCTCTGCTTTGATATTAATTATTTCATCTTTATAGTAATCTAATAAAGGTGCTGTTTCTCTATGATATACTTTTAATCTATTTTTTATAATCTCTGGTTTATCATCAGCTCTACCTCTTGCCGTTAATCTTCTTACCACTTCTTCCTCTGATACTTCTAAATTAACAACATAATCATATTCTATATTTTCTTTTTCCATTCTTTTTGCTTGTTCTATATTACGTGGAAAACCATCAAATATATAACCTCTTTGTGCGTCTGGTTGTTCTAATCTTGTTTTTACAGTATCAATAACTATGTCTAATGGTGCAAACTCACCTTTTGATAATAATTCTTTTACTTTTTTACCGTTTGGTGTATCTTGTTTAGCTAACTCTCTCATCATATCACCTGTATAGATATGTGGTATGCCAAGTTTCTTTGTAATGATTTCAGAATAAGTTGACTTACCAGAACCTGGACCACCAATCATAATAACTTTTGGTCCGTTCATTGCTTCAAAGAGATGTTTCTTAAAAGTTTTCATTTGTTCTTTCTGTAACCTGTTCCTTTTTCTCTGTTACACCATCTTTTATTCCAGGCATAACCAGATAGTCTAACTCCTACACTTTCCACTAAACTATAATACCAATCTAATAATCTAATCATTATCCTTTTACCCAATCTTTATCTATTGTAAAGTTTGCTCTACTAAATTCTAATCTATCTACAAATTTTACTGCACCTGCAACTCTATCAACTGCAACATAACCCTCAGGTGCCGTTACTCTGTAACCATTAGGTGTTCTTAAAAAATGTCCTATTGATTGTATCTCTGCAAGTTTATTAATTAAAACATTCTTTGCATTTTGTAAAGTAACATGTGAAGCAATAGCAAAGTAAATTGCATTTCTATTTCTTAATACAAATCTCATACCGTCTGCTTTAGCTTTAATATATTTTTCTTTACCTTTATCTGTTTTCTTTGCGTCTATCTCTTGTTGTAAAATGTTTTCGTAATACTCTTCAAACATATCTACAAGAGTTTTAACTTTTGCCATATTACTTTTAGTATTTCTTATGTAATAATTAAAAAATGTTTTTAGTCTAAAACCAACTGCTAAACTATCGCTAGATGTTTTTGACATCTCATCTAATACAGCAGAAGCCTTTGATAAACTACCCTCTGCCATTCTAATACTTGCGTCAAATTTACTTAATTCTGATTTAGTCATCTTACTAGAACCAGTTGTATCTTTATAAGCTGCGTCTGCTAAAAATACTGATTGTACACTTGACTTACCAGATACAGTACCAAAACCTGCTCTTAGACCTGCCATTGTTTTACCTGAGTATGATGTATGAAATACAATACCCATTCTTGCTCTTCTAATTCTTCTACCTATTTCTGAGTTTACAGGTACAGCATATGTTATTGTATTAGGTGTAAACGTAATCATAGAATCACCATCTATATTATCTGTCTTTAAATCACCTTTTGTAAATAGTAAATCACCTTGTAATATGCCTGTGATATTTAATCTTTTTAGTTCTCTTAAACATATGTTTAACTTCTCGGCCACAGGACCAGAATGATTTTTAGATATGTCTGAGGAAGTATAATTTATTTTTGGAGTTTTGTTGAATACAGATTTAGTACCAACAAAAAATTTGCCATTCTCTGGATTGATACCACAGATTATAGCTGGTGCACCGTCCCATTTGACGGACATATTGACTTTTTTACCTGAGTTACTAGCCAGCATATTTCTAACTGACTTTAGGAAGTTAATGGCATTTCTGCCACCATTTGAACCACGATTTATTATATCGTCTTCTAAGTGTTCTAAATGAGTATTCTTCTCCTTAGTAACAAAACCTTTAAAACTAAACATTTATTCTCCAATTTATCCATAACTATAATATCAAAAACCCATTAACAAATCACAATACTATTTATAAGATTTAAACACGTAATCACACATAATATGGGTAGGATATATGCCACCTTGTTTATTTCTTATATTAATCTTTAATGCAATCAATGGTGTTTCTATCTCAATGTCCACTCGTTTACCTGGACCTGTCTTACCACCATAGAAAATACTAGCTCTTTTAGGGTCTGCTAGTCTTTTCATAAACTGTCTTGTCATTTTTAGATGATGTATTTCGCTAGGTTTCTTTGCATGTATATAATGATAACCATAACCTATACCACTCTCTAAAAACTTTCTAAACTTAGGTAAATCCATCTTTTTGATATGTGAAAACAATGTCTTATCCTGGAATATCTTACCACCATAAGAGTTAAACACTCTAGCAAACTTCTTAGGATCAATACCTAACATCTTTAATAAAGATAAACCAAATGGATTTTTAACAGTACCTAAATCTCTCATCTCTTCTTTTACTAGATATCTACTGACACCTGCATTAAAAAATGTAACTGTACCAGTTGCCTTTAGAGATAGATATGTTTTCTTATTACCGTTTGTAAAAACTGTAATGTCTGTAACTGTAGCACCTATATTAGGTTCGCCACCTTTACCAATATAAATTTGTTGACCTTGCCATATAAGTGGACGTCTTTGGTTTAAATCACCTTCTACTTTTGCTTCAAATGTTTTACTATCGTTCCACTTATACATCTTTGCCATCTCTTGTATGACTTTTTCTGTATAAGGATTTTTATATTTACCATCATCATTCCACCAAACATCCATATCTTCAGCTAAATCTTTTTCAAACTGATTACCTTGGTTCTTTATACCACGACCACCTCTACTACCCTCACCAAATGATAAGTTGATCTCACTTATAGATAGATCATTTTTGATATCGTTGATTGTAATTACTGATTGAAAAGCACGTGATATTTTAACGTTCTTCTTTTCACTTGCCTTTTCTGATAATGCTATTGGATCTTTTCTTTTAAACTTCTTTTGCAAGTAACGATAGACTTGCATGTATTCACTTGATTTAAATATGTCTGATTTAACAGATATATCGTTTGGTGATTGAGGTATGAAACTGTATGCCATGTTACTATTTATAATTTAATTGTCAAAAATTTTGGTATTCCTCCATTTGCATGCCAAACTTTATGTTTATTTTGAAACTTTGTAACCTTCTCTGCGTCTTCTTCAAAAAAGTATTCACCAATTACCGTCTTAGTAGGATACTCTGTAACTTTCCAGATCATCTTCTTACCTCTTTTGATTAATCTTTTTCTATATGATAAGGTAGTATATTCTTTATCAGCTTTAGGTCTTCTATCGCCTTTTCTAAATCTTACTTTTTGTGTTTTCTTTTTTGGCATATTATCTCCTATAACTTGAAATCACTAAACTTATCGTAAGCTGATTCAGGTGTTTCTTTTTGGTTACTATCTACTATATTTTGAGCTGCTTGTTGTACATCATATAATCTCATTTTAGACCTATCAACACCAACAATAAATGCTCTGTTTACAGACGGATCATTATATCTGTTTTTTAACTGTTTAACTTTCATTTGACCTAATGCTTCTAGTTCTTCGTTTGACATTAAGGCAAACATGAAGTCAGCAGTAGCAGGCAAACCAAAACTTTCTGAGGTATCTTCTAAACCAATATCAGTTGAAACAAAACCAGTTCTAGTTGTTTGTGTAGCAGTAAAGATAGGCACATCAAACTCAACAGCAAGACCTCTAAGTTCTTCAGCAATTGCTTTGATATAAAAATATGATGATATATTACCACCTTTAAATCTACTTGATGAACATATATTTAAATAATCAATAAAAACCATATCTGGTTTAAAACTTTTCTTTAATGATAACTCATTTAATAATGCTCTGAAATGACCTGAATGAGCAGAAGCTGTGGGATATTCTTTGATAATTAATTTACCATTTGTCTTTGCATTAATCTTTTCTACTTTACTATCATATAGTTGTTGAGGCATAACATGGAGATCATCCATAGATACATCTAATAAGTTTGCGTCTATTCTTTCAGCAATTCTTTCCTCTGCCATCTCTAACGTAATATACAATACATTTTGACCTTGTGTTAAAAAGTTACTAGCACAATGACACATGAACAAAGATTTACCAACACCTGTACCTGCAAGAGCAACATTCAAAGTTTTACTTGGAACACCACCTTTTGTAATACGATTGAAATAATCTAAATCAAATTTAAATCTTTTTTCTTTTGTATGGTACCAATCAAATCTACTTTTAGCGTCTTCAATATAATCATGCCCGACATGGTTGTCAAATGAAACACCTAATGCGTCTGATAAAATACTTGGTATAGCTTCTGGTGATCTTTTAGGATCTTTCTTATCTAAGATTTTGATACCGTCTAATACTGCATTGTGAACAGCACGATCTTTACAAAACTTTTCAGTTGTATCTAATAACCATTTTGTATCAATATCATCTTCACTAAAAGTTTTTACTAGATCACCAATACGACCTAGTTCTTCCTGGTTGATATCTTTTCTTTGATTAAGTTCTATTAATAGAGTTTCTTTTGTAGGTAGATTTTTATACTTGTCAACAAATTTAAATATCTCACCAAATAAAGTTTGTTCTTCTCTTTTGACAAAATACTCTTCTTTGATAAAAGGTAAAACTTTTCTAGTAAACTCTTCGTTGTAAACTAGGTTTCTTAATATAGTTAGTTCAATTCTTTCCGATAATGTTTCCACCACTTTTCACTTTCTCATCCATTAGTTCTATTAATATATCACCAATATAGTCTAAAAATTCTTTATTGTCAAGCTCCACTTCATATGGATTTTGCAATATATCATAATCAAACTTCATTGGCAACAGCCCGTCTTCATTTTCCTTGTCAGCGAATTGTACTCTACCATATTTGTAGATTACACCTTTAAAAGTACCCTCTGTCAACTTTAAAGAAGTAAACTCGTCTTCTTCTCGTTGTACAAAAACGTATCTTTTATTCTTCGTCTGATCCGTAGGAGAATTTTCTTTTTGCATACTCATCAATCTTTGTTAATATTTCATCTGTAAAATATTTCTCAGGATCAGAATTAATTGACTTACCAAACACCTTTGTACCATCTTCTAGTTCAAATCTTGTAGATACTTTCTTAAAGATACCAGCTTCTTCAGCTAATTCTAAAAGACCGTAATGTCTATCAAGTCCGTGTTTATAAGTTAATCTTACATCTATCTGAGAGTTTTCTTTTGTTAAACGTGATTTATAATTTTTACAATGTATAATATTACCAACTACCTCAGTACCGTCTTTTTCTTTACGTTTACCTAGGTAGACAATTGATGAAGCGGCATATTTAAGACCTGAGCCACCACCCATTTCTTTTTGGGGGAACATAGAACCAATAACATCATAAGTGTGATTGGTCATTATCATAGGAATATTCGCTTTACCTAATTTAAGGGTTAAAACTCTAAATGTAGATTTGACTATTTGTGATCTAGTCATATCTCTTGTTTCTTTACCAGCAGCTGTATCTTCCATTTCTTTTGTAGTAGATAACATACCTAAACTATCTAATACAAACATTAAAGGTTTTCTATTTGCCTCTGGTTGTTCTAAGTATTTGTCTATAATTTTAATTGATTGAGCTCTAAATTCTTGTACTGTTGCAACTGGCACTATGACCATTCTTTTTGAATCAACACCTCTACCCTCAATCATGTCTTTAGATATTGCACTCTCTGATTCAAAGTAAATAACACCAGCGTCTGAATTTTTTTCTAAGAATGATTTACAAATACCTAATGCAAAAAATGTTTTACCTGTTGCAGCTTCACCTGCAATAGCAGTTATCTTATTTCCTGGCATACCACCAAAAATACTACCAGATAATAAAGCATTGAAAGAGTATGAACCTGTATCTACAAATGATGTTACATCTGCACTATCAACACCCTCACTAACTAGTGTAGCGTATTCGTTACCTGTTTCTTTGATTATATCTTTTAAAAAATTGCTCATATTTTCTCCTTCATTTCGTTTGATTATATATCATTTTACTTATAATGTCAAGCTTCATTATAAAGTATTCCTTTCCATTTCTACACCAGGATAGTACGGTACCCTCATATCATTAAAGAATAGAGTTTGTGTTAATCTTTCTTCGCCTGGTTTTAAGTCAAAGTTTGCACCGTGGAACATACCACCATCAAATGCAACCATACTATTAAAATTAGAACCAAATGTCGCAATCTCTTCATATAAACCATTGTTATAATCTAATGCATGTTTATATTGATCTGTTGCCTGACCAGTTCTATAGTATTTAAATTTTTCTTCTTGTTTACCCTCTAAGATAGTACCCTCTTTTTTAGGCATAAACAAAGACGTACCTGATTGTGTTTTACCTGGTGTCAAATATATTAGTACTGTTAAGTGTGATCTATCATCTAAATGTACCCAACCTTTACCGTCTTCAGCTATATCGTCATATTTTATTCTCTGAAAGTTCATAGTACATTGATAAGTTACATCACTTGCGTTTTTACCATAAATCATTTGTAATACTTTATTACAAGTATATTGGAAAAAGTCTTCATCTATTTCGTGTATCTGTTTTGTTCTTGCACCAGGATAATTACCCTCTTCAGGTCTAATGTATTCTAAACTGTTTGCCCACTCGTAAACTTGGTGTGGGTCATTATAAAATTTATGTGTATGATAAGTTGGAAAATACATTATACGTTTTCTTTTATACCGTTAAATTCTAAATTAAATGATATGATTGTCTTTGTAACATCACTATCTATTTTTGGTGATCTATGTATAACAAAACTAGGAAAGATTATTATATCTCCTTCTTTAGCTTCTATTTGTGCCGTTTGTATTTCTTCATCTTGTTTATAATGATTTACTAATTCTGTCTTTGATGATCCTTCTGGTAGTTGTAAGTAATAAACACCTGTATAATTATCACCATGTATATGCCAACCATGTGCGTCATTTTGATTATACTGTTGATACCATAATGCTTTTATTCTTGCCTCTTTATATAACATAAAGTTAGCACACTTATTAAAGTGGTTTTGTAAATATGGTTTTAGTAAATATACCCATGGTCTATTATTGAAATCGGTGTTATTATCCCAATCACATTTTGATATGTGATATTCCCAATTCTTATTTATTTTTTCTTCAACTGGATTATCTGCCTTATCAATTAAATCAACTAAATGATCTTTAAGTTGATCGTGGTGTTGAAACTTATCTATTAAAGCTGATACTTCTAATTTTATTTTATTCATACTTGTATATTACAATTTATAATACTTCTTACATGACTATTGGGTTGTTCGCCTGTGTGATAATGTAAACCATTAAATATTACAACTCTACCTTTTTTAGGTTCTACTCTTTTAATTTCTGTAAGTTCATCAAACTTTACAGTTTTACCTTCTTCGTATTTCTTATCATATATTACTGTACAACCATCACTATCATTTACATAATATAATATTACAATATGATCTTCAACACTATCTATATGTGGTGTATCTATATTATCGCCTCTAAAATGAGCTGCTAATGGTAATTGTAAAAAACTTCTTGCCTGTAATATTTTTTTAGGTATTAGATTTGATTTGATACACGCATGACTAATAACATCATAAGCTAAGTTTGCATAATCAGAAACCTTTTTATCATCTTTAATTAGCATATGATAGAAACCAGGTCTTTGTTGTTCGTTACCTTTTATAGTAACATCTCTTACAAACTGATAAGCTGTCTTCTCATCATCTAATAAAGTTTTTTCTATATGATTATGTGTGTAATCGTTTATTAAATTATCTATTACTGTTACTCGTTCCATTTTTTTAATTTTGGATCACTAGGCACCCAACCAATAGGTGGATTCTGGTAATCCTCACTCCTCATTTTGTTCCATATCATATCAAATATATCTTGTGCTGTCAAAGGTGTTACAGCAAAACCATCATTTCTTTGTAAACGGCCTTCAAAATCGGCAGCCATCTTTTCTATTTCTTCTCTATTGTATTGTATCTTACGTTGGTAATCCCAATACTCTTTTAAATTTAGGTAATCTTTTTCTGTTATCATATTCATATTAGAAAGCCCAAGTTATAAAACTATATCGTGTTCCTTCCGTTACCTCTTTTACTTTATGTGGATATAGGAATATTGACGGAAATATCAATATGTCTCCTTGTCGCAATTTTATTTCATGCTCATCGCCAAATAAAAAGTTACCACCTTTGTAATCATCATTTAAAACTCCTAATATACTTAATACAGGAATACCTTTTCTATCACCATCAAATATAGAATGTATATGGTCGTAATGCGTTCTCATCTTTGCATTTACATATCTATTAAATCTGACAGGACTATATCTAGTTACCAAATATTTAGTCTTATCGGCGTCAAAAAATTTCTCTTTTGTATAATCATTAATAGCTTTTAATATATATGGGTGTAGTTTTTCTTGTAATACTTCATCTGACATATACACATCTAATTCTTTTTCTTGTTCACTTTGATAACTATTATTTACATTTTCATGCCACTCATGTTTCTTCCAATCTCTTTGTGATATAGAATTAACAATGTATTCGCAATCATCTTTTGGTAAATAGTTACGTGTAAAAATATATTCTTCTAAGTTCTTCATCTTATAATATCTATATTTGCCTCTTTAGACCACAATTCTAATTCAGTTCTTAGACGACCATCTGCTTTTAAATTATTAAATCTTTTTGTTGCAAGTTTTTTCCACCATAAAATAGTATTTTCAAAACTAAATCTATCGTAGTTTTCTGCCTTTTTAATTGTATCTGTTTTACCATTTACAATATCAACAAAGTTTTCTACACCATAATTAGAAACATAAAATCTTTTTCTTTCTGTTAGTTTTAAAGCATTTGCAATTGTAGATTTAAACTTTTCTAAATCATCACCGTTTAAACTTCTTTTTAATAGACCAATCACAGCTGTCGTCATTTTAAGTTTACGACTTGACGCACCAGCTGGCACTAAAAGACCAACTCGTTCTTCAACATAATTATTTAAATCTCTGTATGGTTGACCGTGCATTAACGGAATAAATTTACTATCAGTTACACCTTTAAATCTTAGATATGGTTTCATACCATCATATTGACTAGATGATTTACTAGAACCATACAAACTTGTAGTTTCAAACATAACTAAGTTCATATTATATTTTTTATCTAATATATCTTTTACTTTATGTGAACAACAAATAGCTGCCAATAGTTTACCACCCAAATAATTATAACCAAATGGTTGTGTTGGTACAATTGTAAAACCCATAATGGCAGTTTTGTTAAATTGTTTTAAATCAGGCACTTGACCTAATACTTGATTTCTAGGAGCTGAGTTGATTACAGGAGAACCAAAGCGAATAAAACCCATAATCTTACCTGTGTTTTTTTCTTTAACTAGTAACTTTAATTCTTTACCTGGAATACTTGGCATATTAGTATGACTTGATGTCATATTTAATAATGTAACATAACTTGTACTATCAGTAGGCTCATAGACTTCAAAGTCCATGTCTTCAGGTGACATAGTAAAATCATTAAATAAATCTTCTTCAGGTCCCATGCCTGGTAGAGAAGATGATACAGTATCTTCCAACTGTGCCAACTTTTGATCTTTCATGTATTGATCTATTCTTTCAAACTGACCAAAATAGTCATTGAAAATTTTAGCACAATACAAAGCGTCTGCTGTTTCTAGTTTAGTTAGGGTCTTCGCCATTCCACATCCATAATAATAGTGCTGGTATTATAACACACAAAGCTGAGAAAGTCAATGCCATACATAGACTCATACTTCATTCCCCCAATAATCCCAACCACTTCTCGTCTTTTTTCTTGCAAATAATTCAATATAAGGGCCTGCGACAAGTTGTTCTATTTGTTCGTGCATTAAAGGTTTTTCACTATGTCTTTTTCTTTGTTCAACTACTAACTGAGGTACAGATTTAGATATTCTTTTTGGTCTACCCTTTGTAGCTAATAAACACATTTCAGGATTACCTCTTGTCCAATATCCTAGACCTGTAAAAAAACCTAGTTTATTTTTATTTGTTTTTGCCCAAGTAAAACCTACGGTCTTAAACTTAAAACCCCAGGCGTCTATAACTTTAAACGCCTGGTCTAATAGTGGATCGCACACCCACATTAATAAGACTGAATCAGGTTTAGCAATATCGCTAACGGGTAAATTACAGATATCAGTAAGATTGAGCACATTATAATGTTTCTCAGGACTTCTATCTTTTCCTTTTTCAGACCTAGTTTTAAACTGCCAAGGCGGATCTGCATATATCACTCCGTATTTTTTATTTGGGAACATTTTGTAGATTGTTGATATAGCTATCACTCTTATTGTCGCCAATCTCACCTACTGGTAACAAATTAAAAGCTATAGAATATCTTGTCATATTACTTTCGTTTGTTTCTATTTTATGGTATACTTCACTAGGGAAGAATATAATTGTATCTGTTTGTGGTATAACTGTCCATTTATCAGAATTGTTTTGGTTATAATCAGTTACGTTTAACTGAAATCTTTGCATATCAAAATTTTCAAATGTAATACCACCTGATTTTTGTGGTACGTCTATGTAATAAACACCAGACCACATACAGTTATTATGATTATGAAAATCACTAGATTGTCCTGGTTCACTCTTTGCAATCCATGATCTAACAATTTCAAATCTATTTTCATATCTCATTACCTGATTTTTAAATGTATAAAATTCTTTTATTATTTTATTTTTTAAATGTAGTAAAGTAGGATATTCTAATAATTCTTTTTCATGTGAGATATGTGATATACCTTTTGTTTGATTGCCTGAATATGTATAATCTAAGTCTTCTAATAGCTGTTTATAGATACCTCTATCTTTATCAGAAATACCTAACTTTGTTTCATGTATTGTCTTACCAAATATTATCATTCAAAAAATGCCTCTAAACTTGCCTTTGGTTCATGTTCCCACCCGATAGCATTTAATATAAATCGCATAGGGTCAAGGAATGTTTTTTCAAATTGTGTTTCATAATCTACATACTGTTTTAATTTAAATTCAGTTGGCAATGTGCTAATATAACTGATAACATCAAACTTAAATGGGTTTGCTTCTTTTAGTTTTAGAAACTTAATCTTATCACCTTCTTGTATATAAGGATACTTTGTACCTAATTTAAATTGTTTTAGTTGATGATTATATATCA